CGCTCGCCAAGTTGCCGTTCCCGTGGTTCATCGGGGAACCCGGCGCGCTGTCCGATTGGGGGAACGACCGCGTAGACGACGACATCTACTTTTGGAAAAAGGCCGCGGCCGCCGGTTGGCGCATTTCAACCACGCCGAAAGTTCGCGTTGGGCATTTGCAAATGGTGGCGACGTGGCCCGGCGCCAATCTTGAATGCGTCCACCAGTTCATGCCGGACTATCACACGAACGGAAGGCCCGATTGGTCCAATCCGAATGCACCATTTGCCTAATCCTGCAACCGTGGAACGGACACCGTCGCGGCGCAACCGTCGCGGTTCCGAACCGGCTTGCCCATAGCCTGTCGCGCCGGCGCATCGTTGAAATCGTGCTACGCGCACCAGTCGCGCAAGCTTCGGCAGACGTGCCGCAGGAAAGGCCGCAGGAATCGCCGCAGACGCCGCCGGCGGCCGCGACTGGTTCCGGGCCTGTCGAAGAATCCAAGCGCCGCCGCGGCCGTCCGCCGGGGCCGAATCCGCGCCCGTAGGCGTGCCGATGAACTGATCGACCAATGGCCGTTGACCAATACGCAATTACCACGCTAGCGGCGCTGAAATCCCACCTAGGCATTTCGGCAGTCACGGACGACGCCGTGTTGGAATCGGCCATCGACCGCGCTTCGTACGCCATCGAAGCGTACTTGGACCGATACGTGGTTCAACGCCGCATTTATGAATGGACGACCGCAAACGGCGGCGGCGCGTTAGTGCTGCGCCATTCGCCAGTCGGCCACGTGCATTACGTCGCCTTTGGTTCGCAAGCCTGTATGTATGTTCGGTCCACGGTCGCAAGCGACATATCGGCGGCCGTGACTATTTCCGAAAACCGAATCACGTTGGTTCGCGTTCAATCCGACGGCACGGAAACCATTACGCAAATTCAGTTCGCAAACCACAAGACGACCAACGCGCTTGCGACTCAGATTAGCGCCACGACGGGATTTGCGGCAACGCTTGCCGTAAACACAACGGCGCAGCGAATGAACCGAATCGTAGGCCGCGACCTAGTGAACGCGCCGCTTACCGTGACGTTCGCCGACCAAGCGCAGTTAGACACTACTGCGGACCTATATAGGGGAATCCTCTACTACGGCCGCAACGGCTACGACCCGGACGACGGCGGCGGCCGGTGGCCGGCGCCTCCTATTTCGGTGTTCGTGGACTACGACGGCGGATACCAAACCGTCCCGCCGGACATCGTACACGCGTGTCAACTGATTGCGGCGCGCATCTACAACGGACGCAAGCGCGACACCGGCGTACAGTCGGAAAGTTTCGGCGACTATTCGTACACGTTGGGTAGCGGCGCGGAAATGGACGCGGAAGCGTTGCGGCTGTTGTCGCCATTCAAGAGGATTCGCTAGTGTCCGTCGCCAGTCTCATTTCCGCGCATGGCGTGCTAGTGGACGTCGCGCGTCCGTCCGAGACGTTCCAAAGTAACGGCGCAATGTCGCGTACCTATACGGGCGCCGCGGCGTTGCGGGCGTTCATCCAACCGCGCGCAGCGGCCGACAACGAAAGCGCCGGCCGCGCCAATGGCGTCGTGTCGGCTACGTTCTACTTTGAGGGCCAAGCCGATATCGACGTAGACGACGTGTTGCGCGAACAGACGACGGGCCGTCTGTATTGGGTGAAAGGCGTTCGCGTGCCGATCCTGCGCCCGACTGCGTCGCCGAATTCGCATACCGTCGTTGACGCCGACTACGTGCCGGGCGAGACGATTACGATTACGGGGGGCGCATGAGCGCGGCGAATTGGCGTGAATTGCCCGAATGGCGCGTCAAGTTCAGCGCGGCCGTACAGGAAGGCGTCACGGCGTATCTACTGGTCGTCGGCGCCGCCATGCGCGCGCAGCTGTCGAAGCGCGGAACGGGGCGAATCTACCGCGTCGGCAAGGGCCGCAAGGGCGCGCGCAACGCTCGCGAACGTGGATTGCATCGGGCGTCGGCGCCCGGAAAGCCTCCGGCCGCAAATACCGGCACGCTTCGCCGAAGCTGGTCCATTGGTCGCGTAGGCGGCATGGCCGGCGGTCCAATGAACCAGTCGGACGGCGGTAGTTCGCCGTTCGCGCACGTCATTCCGCGCAATATCTACGCCGTGCAGATTGGCTACCGCTACGGTTCGCCGTTGCATTACGCGCGAATTGATGGCAATTACGGGCGAGTCGGCGCACGCCCGTACATTGCGCCAACCATCCGGGCCGTGTCTAATTTGTTTGAACCGACGATTTCGCAAGCGCTCGCGCGAAGGCTGTAAATGGCAAACGCAATGCTAGTTGCCCTTCGCGCACGCATCGCGACGTCCACGGGCGCCGGCGGGTTCTCCAACCTGTTTGGAAACCGGGTTTGGTTGGACGCCGCGCCGGCCGATACGGCCTTGCCGCTTTGCGTGTACGAAGTCGTACCGTCCGAATTCGTGCGGTGCATGGACGGAACGGAAACCCAACGTCTGCGCGTGTCCTTCAACTTCTTTGAAGGCGGTAGCGACCTAGTCACGGCGCCGACCGCGTCGGACAGGTTGCGTACCCTTATCGACGGCGTCGGGTTGACCGCGACCGGATACGACCGCGTATTGTGCATCCTGCGGCAACGGGGAACGCCCGCGTTTGCCGATGATATTTGGACAACATCCGACGTGTACGAACTGGTCGGACAGCTGCAATAGGATCAAAAAATGCCGACGCAATACATTGTTGGGAACGACGGTTCGGTGGCGCTTCCCGGCACCAATCATTCCATGAACGTGAAGGTTTTTGCGGCCAACGTCGCGTACGTGTCGTCCGACCTGACCGGCTTCGCGCATACCGGCAAGGTGCGCCGGCTTGGCATTGCGGATATCACGGGTTCCCTTGCCGGCACGCCGACCCGCGACACGGGTACGCCGTTCGGGACCGTCACGTCAAACGCGTTGCCGTCGCAACCCGGCGGCACGCTCACGCTGTCGATTACTGGCGGCACGTCCACTAGCGGCACGCAAGCCGCGTTGTTGCAGTTCGACGCCGTATTTTCGTCGTTCGCGTTCAATGTCGATAAGAACGGGGAATCCGGCCTTACCGTAAATTTCGAAATGAACGACAGCAACGGCCCCACGGTCGTTTGGACCACGGCGTAAATGGCGGAATTCCTGACCGGCAACGACGGGTCCGTGTCGATTCTCGACACGCCGTCGGCGTCCGTCGTGGACCGTTCTATAAACGTCCGCGTTTGGGCCGCGAACGTCGCGCTAGTGTCTTCGGACCTGTCGGGTTTCGGCCATAGCGGCAAGGTTCGCCGGCTTGGCATCGCCGACATAACCGGAAGCCTAGCCGGCACGCCTACGCGCGGCCTGTCTACGCCGTTCGGAACGTACGGCAGTACGAACATACCCAATAGCAATGGCGCGCCTTCGGAACGCTATATGCGCGGGACGGTGTCGCTATTCCTGTCGGGAACCGCGACCAATGCCACGAACGCCGTGGCGCTAGTCTTTGACAGCGTCTTTTCCGCCGTGGCGTTCAACGTGGATAAGAACGGGGAATCGTCGGTTACTTCGAATTTCGAAATGTCCGACGACAACGGCCCGACGGTAGTATGGTCCACGGCATGACGACGCCGGCGACGTCCATAGCAGTACCAACCGAATCGGATTGGATCGTGTCCATACGGCTACGCGACGGCCGTACCGTCAAGTTCCGAGTGTCGCCCGGCACGATTTCCGAAGAGCTTGCGGCCGCGCGCGCCCTAAAGGCCGGCCGCGTGCCTATGGACGCCGTCGCGCATATCGACGTCGTGCGAGCCGCAGACCATTGCAGGGTATCTGCGGAAGACTACGAAACGCAATTGCGCGCGTTGATGCGCGGAAGGGATAAATGATGGTCGGCGACGTGGTGTTTTCGGTAGGCGAACAAGTTCGGCGGTTTCCGCAATTGACCGTCCGCCAGTTGGCGACGATGCAATCGGTCATGGCCGCGCGCGCGGCGCAGGAAGCTGCCGAAGACTGCGCCCGAATCGGACTGGCGCCGGCGGAAATCGCGGCCCGCTGCGCGACCGTGCGCGAAGAGGCCCGGCTATCGACGGCCGTCGTTCGTTGGTGCTTTACGCTAGACGGCGCGTTGCGGATTATTTCGGAATCGGTAGGCGCCGACGCCGTAGACGCCGCGACCGATGGAATTCCACCCGACGACCTAACGGAAATTGCTCTGCAAATCGTCGGGTTCCATTGGGACGCCACGACGGGAAAATGGGGGCGCCGACTGCGCGTGCAGTCGGCGAACGCCCCCGCGATTGGATGAACGAAGCGTATATTCTGTCCACCGTCGCGCGCATCGCCGACCCGATGCGACTGCGAATCGGGGAATGGGATGGCCTGTTGGACGCGGCCGCGCGCGGCGATTTGCGGCGTAGCGAACGGATGGACCCGCGGTCGTTTGTCGATTCCTACATGGCGAAGGGCTAACCAATGGCGACCAAAGGCGGCGAAGTCTATATCGACATTACCGCGCGTCTTGACGCGTTGGAAAAAGGCATGGCCGCCGCCAAAGACAAGGCTGTAAAGGAAGGCGGTAAAGCTGGTTTTGATTTCGGCGCCAAGTTTGGCGAACAGGCGCGCGGCGTCGTCGGCACGCTTGCCGGGCCGATGATGGCCGCCAGTCTTGCGAAGGCGATTGCTAGCGGGTTGCGTTCGGAAAAGGACATTCCGACCGCGATTCTAGACGCCGTGAAAACTATTCCATTCGTCGGCGCGTTCGCCGACCTAGGTTCCGCCATCTACGACGCGACGTTCGGCGCCACGCAGAAAGCCGCCGACGACGCCGTGGCGGCCGCCAACGCGGCCCGGGAGTCGATCCTAGCCGAACGCGGTCGCATGGCCGCCGGCGAACAGGCGCAACAGGCAAACGCGGCCGCGTTGGTGTTCGAACGCCGGCGGCTTGAAATCGCAAACCAAATCAACGACGTTCGGTTGGCCGGCGACGAACGGGCCATTGCCCAAAAGCGTTACGAAATTGCGTTGGAAACGCTCGACTTTGACGCGACGCTACAGCACGTCAACGAACTTTCGGACGCCGAGATAAACGCGCTCAACAAGGTCAACGCAGAAAAGAAAAAGGCCATCGAAGCCGAGCGCGACGCCGCGTTCCGGGCAATTGAAGAGCGCGAACGGAAGGAAGCCGCCGCCGCCGCAGAGAAGGCGCGCCAGTTGGCCGAACAACAGGCCCGCGAAGAGAAGGCGCGCGCCGACCGCGAACGCGCAGCTACCGACGACTTGCAATCGGCGCGCCTTCGGTTGGCCGCGCAACGTGCGTTGGCCGCCGGAGACGCCGACGCCGCGCGACTGGCGGAACGCGAGTTGCAGCGAAACGAACTCCGGTTGCAGCGGGAAAAGGCCATGCGCGACGCGTTGACGCAAGCCGAGCGCGACGCGGTCGCGCAGCGTTACGACATCGAAGAGCAGACTTTGGCGCTTCGCGAGAAACAAGCCGACGCCGAATCGATGGCCGCCAGTCGTACGGGGAGCGCGCAAACGGCGCTTGGAACGTTCGTATTCGACGCGTACCCGCCGGCCGACCAAAAGGCGATTCAAACGCGTATTGCCGTCGCTACTGAAAAGTTCGCCGGCCAAATGGTTGCAATGGGGATTCAATAGATGGCGTTCTATTGCTACGAAATCACGGGTTCCCGTCAATGGAACTACGACGGCGGCAAAGTCACGACTACCCGCACGTTCAAGATTTACGACGACACGGCCGCGAATCTCGACACGCCGGCCGAAGTACGCGCGAAATTCGGCGTTTCCGTAGGCGGCACGCACGCCGGCCCGGACGCGTTGCCGACGTTCGGCGAATTGTTTCCGGGCGAAACCGGCGTTTGGGCGCGGTCGTACCAATTGACGCGCGAGCCGAATACAGATATTTGGCAAGTCGTTTGGACCTATTCGAACGCGCAAGTAACGGCCGGAGTCGCGCAACCCGGCGAACCCGGATTCGTTGAATGGACGTTGGACATTGCGGCGTCGTTCGTGGACACGTTCATAACGTCGCCAACATACCCGACAAACGGCAACGTCGGTTCAACGCCGGCCGCGCAGAAAATCACGGGCGGAACGCAAATAGACTTGAACGGAACGCCGCTTTCCCGTCTGCGCTATACGTCGGAACTGGTCATAAATGAAACCATCCAAAGCGTGTCGGGCATTCCGTCTATTGTGTCGCAAATGACGGCGGCACGTGGTTCGCGGAATTCCGCGGTTTTCGAAGGTATCCCGATTGGCCGGGCGCTCTATACCGGCGGTCAAATCCGACGCGCCGGCGTGTCGCTCTATACGGTTACGCATCGCATCATTGACGACAGCGAATTCCATTTGCTACAGGTTCCCGAGCGCGACACGGCCGGCCGCGTGCCTACGGACGAAATCAACGGCGCGCAGCGTGCGCGAAACGTGTACTGGCGACAGCCGTTCCCGAACCTGTACCCTTTCGCGAACATTTCTACGAATTGGTAAGACATGACGCTACCGCGGTTCAATTCCGGCGCCGTCGGCCGCTTGACGTTCGAACACGTCAACGAGATTTGCGACGTCGTGGAGCGCCTAAAGCCGCTGTTGCAAATGCGGCCCGAACTTTTTGCCACGCCGGAATCGCCAGTCATATTCGCGCGAATCACGAATAGCACGACGTTCGGCGACCATCAATGGGTAGAAGTCGTTCCAAAGGCAAAAGGCGACACGCGGTTCGCGACGCAATTTGAAGACAGGCCCGGCGGCCGGCGCAGCAATCCCGCTTTCCCGCCGGAAGCCTACCAACCCGCGTTCGCCATCTATCCGATGTCGTTCGAAGGCGCCGCGTCGGAAATCGTCCGCTACGCCAACGGCGCCGTGGTCGCGCTAAAGCAAATCACCGGGACCGACGGCAAATCGTGTTGGATGATCCTAACCGGCGAAATCGAATTCGGTTGCGTCGCCAAGATTCTGGGCAACACGCAGATACCCAACAGCGAATTGCGTTGGCAATACCGTTGGGACGAAGTCATACCGGACCCTATCAACCCGTCGGCCGGTTGGACGCAAAAGCCGGGCGGCCGTCGTGGCGGAACCGGGATTCCCGGCGACTATCCACACGCGCAGAATGGAACGGAATGGACCGGCCTTAGCGGTTGGGCGCAACCGGCGGAAGTCACGCGGCGCTTGCCTATACCGACGGGAACTATCGTCGTGCTGCAACTGTCGCCGGTCCCTATCTTCGCGTTGACCAACGGCCTTGCCGTAACCTGTCCCGAGCCGACGCCATGACAGCATTTCCAACCAATCAAACTGCGCGCAACGAACGTTCCCCGCGCCTGTTGGCGTCGGCGCTGTTGACCACGACCGACGACCGTATCTATGTCGTGCCGCCCGACCGACTGGCGACGGTGCAAACCGTGGTCGTCTGCAACACGCACACGGCTACCGCTACATTCCGGTTGCACCATGTAGCGCCGGGCGCAACGTCCGGCGCCGGCAACGCGCAGTATTTCGATAGTCGGCTAGCCAATTCGGTTACGCTGATTGACGAAGCTTCCCGGCCAATGCAACCGGGCGACGCGCTGCGCGGCAAGGCGTCCGTAGGGTCTGTCGTCGCCGTGTCCGTCTACGGGACCGAAACGCCGGTTCGGCCATGACGGCAATTCTTACCGCGCTTTGCTGTTGCGACCGCGACCAGACGCCGCCGCAAATCGGTTGCGCCGATTTCTTGGCGCTTTGCTACGGCGTCGGCGGCCAAATAAAGTTGAAGTTTGCCAGTACGCTGCAAATCGACGTGCGCGCGATTTGCGACAACGGATTGCCGGGACCCATTTTCGAATCCTACTCCGCGACGGCAAAGGCGCGCGTATCCGGCGTGTATGTCGAAGGCGTAAACGCGGACATAACGGTAACGGCTAGTTCAACCGTGCGGCGCGTTACGTCGGTTCTAGAGTACGTTCCAAATCAGATTTGCCCGAACGCGATTGATTGCCAAGAGCAAGAGCAGATAGCCGAATGGCAAGGCACGGGCAAGTTGGGTTGCAACGTCAACCCGCTTTGCCCGGCGTATACTGGTCCGCCGTCGCCGTTCGCATTGCCGCTAACAATCTACGCCACGCTTGCGAACACGTCGGCTACCTTGCGTTTCCGATACTTGGGCGCGTGCTGTCTTCCCGGTCAACAATGCGAATGGAATACAGTTGCGCCGCCGGGAACGGTTGGCGCGCTGTTGAGTGCGTGCTTTTTGCCGGGTTGCAACTACCTACAACGCTGTCCCGTGTATACCGCAAACTTCACCCAAGGTTCGGTTCCGGGAATTGGAGAAATTGGGGGCGTCAACCTGACCGCGTGCAGTTTCTCCGACGCGTACTACGACCCGAACGGCAATGGGTTCGTGTCGATTTCCCAAACCGGATCGGTAGGCGTCTTTTGAATTGCGTTTACCGCGACCCGAATAGCGTGTGCCGGTTGCCAATCATGGCCGGCCCGACCACGGACGACCGTTGCGCGTCGTGCATCCACTACCGCGGGCCGCTGCGCGGACTAGGCGACGTCGTGGCGCGCGTCACAATCGCAACGGGGATTGCGACGGTCGTTCATGCCGTCGCGCCGAACTGCGGTTGCGGCGGCCGCATGGCGGGAATGAACCGCGCCGTACCGTTTGCCGATAGGCCAACAAAGGACGCACCAAATGGCATTGACGTATGACGGTTCTAACGGCCTATTTACGCGGCTTGGCAAACTGTTCGGACTGGCCGAAGCCGTTCGCGCGCACCAGTTAGACGTAAAGACGCGCATCGCTGCGATCCAAGCTGAATACAGTTCGGCCGACGCGTATATGTTGGGCGATTTGGTCGGACGCATGGAAAGCCGGATCGCGGCGGCCGGCCTGATTGTTTCCGACGTCGAAGACGCGGCCGTGCAAACGCTTATTGAAATGTGCTACGCCGACGCCGGCGTGTCTACGCGTTCCGTCATGCCGTCGAAGGACGAACGGTCGGCGTTGCTGTATCTCATCCGCGAAATGGGTTTGGACAGCGAATCCGTGGACGGAACGACCGTTACGAAGGCGTCGGTATCCGTCGGTTCGGGCAACACGGGAAACGGAACGCTGTTGTTTACCGAGCTGCCGCCGCTCGCGTTGGCGTCGGGCGTGACTCAGTTCCCGAACATTCGGACGGAACGCGTGGAAATCCGCTGCATCGCCGACGCGCAATCGAAGGAAATCCAGTCGGGTTCGGAGTTGTTTGAAGTACGCGGGCAAACCGCGTTCGACAACCTCGACTATCGGTTCCCGGCCGGTAGCGGCGCTGCCTACGTCATGCCGTGCTTGAATCCGTCGCTAGATACTGGCGTGCGTTACGGAAACCTGTTGCGTAATTCGGCGTTCACGACGTATGCGACGACTGCCAATCTTCCCGACTATTTCGCAACCGTCACGGGAACGCCCGGAACGCATTTCGCGCAGGAATCAAGCGTTACCTACCGCGGCGGGTCGGCTTTCAAGATGATTGGCGACGGCGCCACGCTTGCGAAGATTCGACAGCAGTTCAACAGCGAAACGGGTACAGGGAACACAATTGGTAGCGACCGCCTGTACGTGTTGGCCGTCGCCGCGCGCGTCAATGCTTCGGCGTCTAGCGGGACGGTTCGCGTGTCGTTGCAGGACGGTAGCGGCACGGTTGTAACCGGCGCCACGCTGTCAATTACGACCGGCGTCGGAACGACCTACGCGTGGCAAAGCGTGTTCTTCCGCGCGCCGCTCGCGTTGCCGTCGGCCGTGTATGCGGCCGTGGAACAAACGGTCGCAATCAATTCCGGCGGCATCATGTATTTGGACGAACTGGTTTTGGCCGAGGTCCGCCAGTTGGCGCCCGGCGGGCAAGGCGTCGTCGTGTTGCCGGGTTCGACCGATTGGGCGGTCAACGATCATTTGCGGTTGGTGTCCACGAACAACGCCGAGGGCGAGTTTAATACGGACTTCGATAGGTTCTTTGATATGTACGGCAAGGGCCTGTTGTTGCCGGCCAATACCGCAGGGTCCGAAACTATCTTGGATTCGCTGATTTCGTAACGCGTCGGATTAGTTCGGCGTGCGCGACGCCGCGGTAGGCGTGGCATCCGGTGCGTTCGGCGCGGTCGTCCGACAGGTCGGCCGCCAGTCGCAACAGGTCGCACAACGCGTACAGGTCGTCTACGGTCAACGCTTCGCGGCGCGTCTGCAACGCGCCGAGCGTGCATCGGGCGGTAGCCGGCGACATGGACGGCAACGGCCCGGCGCGGGCCGCTGCGGCTCGTATGGTCCGAACCATATAGACGCGCGCGGAATGGTCGGGGAATGCCGTACGGGCCGCGCCGTAGGGCGCACGGCCGCCGGCAACGGCCGACGCCCACACGGCGCGCACGGCGGCGACGCGTTCCCGCGCGCGGTCCATCGCGCGCACGACCGCGGCCGAGTCGAAGCCGTCTTGCATGGCTAGATGGTATCCGAAGAAATTTCCAAGATTCTGTCTAGCGGCGCTTGACACCGTGCCGATGGACGCTATCGTAGGGAAGTCGTCAAGCCGACGACGGGCCACGCGGGCCGACCGCGCGAAAGGGTTCCGACAATGATTACCGCGACGATGGTTTCCAACGACGGCAAGACGGCCGAATTCGACGTGACGATGGCGGGCGAGACGCGCCGCATTTGCGCCGAGTTTCTTTCGGCTAGCGGATTGCGATTCGTCTTCGAAACGTACGGACAACCGCTTGCCGTGCGGTACGCAACCGGAACCAAGCGCCATGCGTGCATGGTTCAATTCGTCGTGGAACCGAATGGCGTCAAGGTCTATCCGCGCGCAATCGGCAAGCGTTATGGCGCGCGTGTCTATCTCGTCGGTTTCTACGATGCCGCCGACCCGCGCAACAGCCGGAACAACCTCGCCTAATGGCCGCGCGCCGGGTGAACCGGCCCGCCAGTCGGCGGGCCGGCTACCCGACACGCTGTCGGAACGGACGCGCGACCGGATCGCGCACGCAGGGTCCACAATGCCACACGATCTAACGTTCATCATCGCCGCGGCGTTCTGTTGCGCCGCGGCCAAACTGGCCGCAATGGCCATTTGCCGCACGCCAAGCCGAAAGGGCCGCAATTGACAAAGTTCCATCGCAACATGACCGAAGCCGACTACGCGGCGATTCCCGCGCTTCGCGCGTCTTGGGTCAAGACTCTTGACGCATCGACGCCGGCGCACCTGTTTGCGCGCATGAACGCCGACGAATCCGATTCGGACGCGTTCCGCATCGGTCGGGCCTTGCATTGCCGCATTCTGCGGCCGGCCGACTACGCGTCGGAATTCGTCGTGTCGCCGCGGTTCGACCGTCGAACGAAGGACGGGAAAGCCGAAGCCGAAGCGTTCGCGGCCGCGGCCGGCGGCCGAACGGTCGTCACGGCCGACGAACAGGCGACGGTAGACGGCATGGCCGGCGGACTGGTCGGCCACGACGCCGCGCGCGAACTGCTCGCCATGTGCGCGGAACGGGAAGCCGTGATTGTCGGCGACATCGACGGCGTGCCGTGCAAGGCGCGGCTAGACGCGTTCGGCGACGGCGTGCTAGTGGACGTCAAGTCGTGCGTGTCGGCGCATCCGCGCGCGTTTGCGCGCGCCGTGTGCGAATACGGCTACGACCTGCAAATGGCGTTCTATGCGGAAATGCTGCGCCAGTTCACCGGCACGACGCCGGAATCCGTGTGCATCGTGGCCGTGGAGAAGAGCGCGCCGCACGCCGTCGCCGTCTACGAAATGCGTCCAACAGACATTGACAGCGCGTACGCGCGTGCGCTACGATCAATCCGCGTCTACCGGGAATGCACGGCGTCCGGCGTGTGGCCGGCCTATCCGCCGACTGTCGAGTATCTGCAAATCCCGGCATGGCGCTACAACAACGAAGGGATGAACGATGGCTAAGAAAGCACCGGAACACGAACCCGCCGCGCCAGTCGCGGCCGAACCCGCCAACATTCGCGCCGCGCTGTTGGTCGCGCAATCGTCGGTTGACAGCATCGCAAAGGACGCGCGCAATTCGTTCCACAACTACGCGTACGTTTCCGCCGATGGCATGATCGGCGCCGCGCGCGCCGCGTTGCACGTGGCCGGATTGGTCGTCCGGCGCTCGCGTTGGGAACTGGCGTCCGACGGTTGCACCGTCGCGTCCACGTTCGAAACGCACTACCCGCCGACGGGCGAGACGTGGACGGATACCGTGTCGTGGCCGATTGTCGTGGAAAAGGGCAGGCCCGTGGATAAGGCCGTGGCCGGAGCGCTTACGACGTCGTTCGGGTACTGGTTGCGCGACCTGTTGGCGCTTCCGCGGGAAGACGAATCCGTGTCGATGGACCGGCGCGACGACCGCACGGCGCAGACGGAACGCGGGTTCCGCCGCGAACAGGCCGCGCAGCGCGAACAGGCGACGCGCCCGCCGGCGCGCCGTCCGGAAGCAATCAACGAACGATTGGCCGCGCAGACGCCGGCTAGCGCCCCGCCGGCGCCCGCCAAGGCGCCCGCGCCAGTCGGGAAGGGTTCGGACACGTCCGAACCGACCGTGCGTCCTGCGGGCGTCCTGCGCGGCCTGTCCGTGCGCCGCACGGACGACGGCCGGGAATTCCCGATTGCGGAAATCGTGACGAACGGCGTAGTCATGCAGTACGTGGCGCCTGAATCGGCCGCGCTCTTGTGGGGCGACTATGTGGGGCGGTCGGTCGTGCCGACCGTGCAGGACCGCAGGAACCGTATGGGAATCCTGCACGCAATCGAACCGGAAGGCGCCTACGATGCCGCGGAACTCCCGTTCTAACCCTGTTGCCGTGACGCCCGGCGCCGTCCACACGGACGGCGTCCGGGCGGCCGTCGGCGCCGACCGCGCCGACGCGCGGCCGTTCGCGCTGTCCGAATCAATTGCGGCCGCGCGCGTCGTCGCCCGTGAAACCGAATACCCGCGCGCCGTCGCGTTGGTCGGCATCGTGCTAGACATGATGCCGGGCCATTTGACGCCGCGTCGGGCGCTCTTGGCCCGCCGGCTACGGCTTCGCGTGGAAATCGTTGACGCGGCCGAACTGGTTTGGGAAGTCGCCGACGACGCGCAGCGCGTGCGCCTGTTGGCGGCCGCCGTCCGTGTCGCGCGCGTGCGCCGAATGGGGGACGCGTGCCGTGGATAAAGGTACGTACCAACTTGACGACCGATCCGCGCGTGTGGGAAATCGCGCGCCGTGTCGGT